CCGCCTCATCGCGAAGGGCTTTGGCCAGCACGTCGCCGGTCGCGGCGCCCATGTTCAAGATCTCGGTGAAAATGACATCGAAGGCCGTGTCGAAGTCAAAGGTGCTGTTGTTCCAGCGCAGCCCATTGCCGCCGTCCACATGGACGTTGGAGTTGATCATGTCGCGCACTTGATCGGCGACGGCCTCGCCATAGAATTCGGCCAGCGCATCCGCCATCTCAGCCATGGCATCGAAGGCGTCTTTGTACTCGTTGGCATCGACGCCGTGACTCTTGCCGCCGAAGCCGAAGGAAACGCCAAGGCCCTCGGAATAGGAGGAGACGTTATCCTCCCAGGCATGGCCGACGCCCACATCCCAGGCGGCGCGGGGTTCGGTTTCTGATTTGGAAAGGATGGTGGCGATGCCGGCGACGGCTATCAGGGCCGGGAGAATGTAGGGCGCGGCCATGCCAATCGCAGCGGCAATCTGCCCCCCTGAAGCCATGCTGCCAGCGGCGGCCAGGTTGCCGCCCATGGCGCCAAAGTAGCCTGTGATGCCGCCCCCTGCGCCGGCCATGGCGCCGACAGCCTCTGTCCAGCCGCCCATGATGCCGGAGAATGCCGCCCCGCTGAAGATGGACTGGATGCCACTGCCCAGGCTGCCCAGGCTGGACATCATGCCGCTAATGCCGGTGCCGCCGCCGCCCAGCAGGCTGCCAGCCGCGCCTTGAGCACTGGCGCCACCCGGTAGCATGGCGGTAGAGATGGCGACCGTCAGCGGGCGCGTGATCAAGGCGTGAGCCATTTCAGCCAGCCAGTTGAGAAGCATGTCCTTCACTTTCTCGAAGGCGTTTCCGCTGCCAGTGATAAGAGACTTCCACATGTCGGCGAACATATCATCGATGCGCTCGACGGCCCGCTCCCAGGCTTTCGAGAAGGCGGAGGCTTCCTTGGTGGCTTTCTCGCCAGTCTTGGCCATCTCTTCCTTCATGGCGGCGAGGATGGCGGTGGCTTTCTCCTGGCTGAATCCCGTATTTTTCACGGCCTCGGCCAGGATAATCTGCGCCTCGGCAAAGCGGCGGGCGGCTGCTTCGGCGGGCAGGTATTGGTTTTCCAACTGCTGCACATCGCCGGCCAGTTGTTGCAGGGCGCGGGAGGCTGCCTCTTGGCTGGCCTTGATCTCCTTGCCGGTGTTAGAGCCCAGATCGCCCATGGCCTTGTTGGCCGTCTCGACAATTTTTACCGCCGCATCGGCATAGGCGATAGTATCCTCCTTCCATCCTTTGCGGTTAGGGCCGCCATGGTAGTAGGCAAACTGCTCCCATAAGCTCTTTCCTTGATCCTTGGCCTCTTTCAGGTATTTAGCCGCGAGTTCTGCCTGACCGGCAAAAGTACTCATATTGCCGCCAAGACCGGCGGCGGTGGTCGTCATCATCTGGAATTCGCCGCGGATTTCCCGCGAGACTTCCAGCCCGCGCTCCACGACTGTGACCCATTTCGAGGAATCCACCCCCACTTTTTTGCCGCGGCTGGATTCCAGAAACCACACGGCATCCAACTGGCCAGCATAAAGGCCATAGGCGTTTTCCAGGTCGCGGACCACCTTGGCCTCGCCTTCCAGCACCTCGCCCAGGTCCTTGGCCGATTCCGTCAGTTTGTTGGCGGCAGGGGTGGCGGACTCGAAGACGCCGGCCAGGTTGGCTTCGTCCAGGGCGATAATGGCCTGCTCGACCTCATTGAGATCACCCTTCAGGCCGGCTATTTGCATCTTGGTCTGTTCGACGCCCACGCCCATCCATTCTAATAGGCCGTTCATGCCGGTGCGATCTTCCAGGCGCTTTTCAGCGGCGGCGAGTTCTTCCATCAGCCGCAGGCGCTCGGTGACCAGAAAATTGTAGCGTTCTGTATCGCTCTCAAAGACCTGGAGCCCCTTGCCCTCGATCACATTGGCGGCCACGGCCAAACCACGGCCCACTTTGTCCAGAAACGCTTCTAGCTTCGGCGTCAGGCCCAGCAGCTTATCCAGCGCCAGATAAACCGAGTCAATGGCGTTCATCAAGCGATTCCAGGATGCTTGCAAGCCACCAATGCGGGTGCCATCGTCGTAAAGCTTATTCAGCTCGCGGACCATCTTGGGCAACAGGTCCTCGGCAACAACAGTGCCGCTTTCCAGCATTTTACCCAGCTCTTCCGTGGTCCAGCCCATCGCCCGCGCGGCGGCCTGGAAAGCGCCCGGCAGACGCTCACCCAGTTGCCCGCGCAATTCCTCGGCGGACACCTTGCCTTTGCTGATCATTTGCTCAATAGCCAGCAGGGCGCCGCCAGTTTCGGCGGAGGACTTGCCCAGCTTGCCCATGGCCAATGAGATCGCCTCGAAAATATCCTTGGCGCCCTGGCCTTCCAGAGCGGTGCCTTTGGCGGCAGCGGACAGACTGAGATAAGCCCCCGCCGCATCTTGCACTCGCAAGCCCATCTTATTGGCCGTGGCGGCGATATAGGCCATCTCCGCAGCGGCCGCCTTGCTGGAGCCGGTAACAGCGACCAGTCCGCGGTTGAGCTTGTCCATCTCCACCGCGGTGGTGACGAAACTGCGGGCGACAGCCGCCAGACCAAAGGCTGCAGCCGCCTGGGCGGCAAAGCTCTTGAACTCGCCACGCAGGGACCGCATAGCCCTTTCAGTCCAGGTGGACTCTTCCCGCAGCCGCCCCATGCCGGTACCGACTTGCTGCATGGCGCGGGTGGCTTGGGTACCGTCGGCGGTGATGCGGATGCGGAGATCAGACAGTCCGGCCATGGGCGTACTCGCTATGCTGGGGGTTTGGGCTTAGAGGTGCCGCGCTTGGCCAGGGCGCTGAGGACCGACTTCAGTTGCTGCCCCACCGCGTCACTGCGGGCGGCATTGGCTTGGGCGAGTTCCTCATTGAGCCAGAAGGCCTTGCAGTCCGCCTTGGTGGCGGCGTGCCAGGCGTTGGCGTAGATCGCGCTCAAGCGATGCACGACGGCCAGTTCCCACGGAGTAGCCAGGGGCCTGGTGCAGGCCTCCCAGGCCGCCAGCTCGGGCCAGGATAGGCCGCGGGCGCCCATGCCGTCACTCGCCAGGGGCCCCGCCTCGAACAGCCAGCCGAGGAGCCAGTCACCGCCAACCAGGGGCGGCATGGGCGCCGAGGCCAGGTCGATTTCCCATTCCGTGGCGCGGCTGGTGGCGGGAGGCGCCTCGCCGCCGCCCTTGGGCGCAGCCCGCTCGCGCGGCGCCGTCAACCAGGCGTGATGCTGCGCCCATAGCATCAGACCCTCTACGACTCCCCCAGGAAGTTGGCCTGCTCAAAAACGTAAGCCTCCACCTGGGATTTGATCCAGCCGTGCTCGCGGTCGCCATAAAGCTCACGCGCTTGCTGCGGTGAGAAGGGCAACATCCCGTCGTCCCATTGCAGGTGCCAGCCCTTGGTAACAGCGACCAGCAGGTCTAGGGACCGCTCATCAATCTGTTCGGCGCTGAGCTTGCGGCCAGGCCGGCGCAGGGTTTCATTCTGCCAGCGGCGGGTGACCGCCTTGTATTCCTCGCTGTGTTCGCCGACCAACTCAATGGTCATGGGCGTTTTGTCATCGCAATAGAGCAGGGCGTCGGTGCCGGGGTGGCGCAGGTGCAGGGAGGCGGTGTGGCCGAGGGTAATGTTTTTGAGGGACATGACAGTTCTCTTTTATGGTTGCATGGAAAAAACCGGCGGGCCCGCCGGCGCGGGATGGGCCGCTAAGGGTTACGGCGTGCCATTGACGGCGGCGCCTTCGAGGATGTCGCCGGTGACCGGGATAGCCACGGACACTTTGACCACATCGTCGCCGGTGCCGAGGGTGACGCGGGCAGATCTCACTAAGCCATTGAAGCAATAGCGATGGGGCAGCATGCCTGTGCCGGCGGTGCCGGTTTCGGACAATTCCACCTTGAAGGCGGTTTCAGCCGGGTCTCCTTGCAGGGCGATAAGGTCGTTCAGTCCTTCGTCCGTGATGGTCTTGGCGATGGACAGCGACAGCTCGCCGTTGTCCGTGGTGCCGCTGAATTTACAGGCGATGCCGGTGCCCAATGGCGTGAAGGTGCCGATGGTCTTTTCCGGGCCGAACTCGCCGATGGATTCGACCATGCCGATTTCGATCCAGGTCAGCGCATCGAATAGGGCGAGATCATCGACTTCCACGCCGGTCATAGTGGGGGCGGATTCGCAAAGATAGATTTTCGTACCTTTCGATGCAATCAGGTCTTGGACTGTGCCGAGAACGTCAGACATTTTTTGATCCTCAGATTATGGGGTTTCGGTCATGGCGCCGGTGAGGGCGATAGCGCAGTTGATTTTGACTACATCGTCGCCGGTGCCGATATTCACCCGCACCGAACGACACAATCCGTTGAAGGTGAAGGTGTCCGCGCCGGTATCCGACAACACCAGCTTATAAGCCAGCGGCGTATTGGCCTTGCGGGCAGCGATCAATTCGATCAGGCCGGTGTCGGTACTAGTCTTGGCGATGGTCAGCGACAGTTCGCCATTGTCTGTCGTGCCTATGTACTTACCGGCAATGCCGGTGCCAACCGGAGTGAATGAGCCGACCGACGCATCGGGGCCGAATTCGCCGAACGATTCGATCATTCCGACTTCCGTGTAAGTTAAGGAGCCATCGCCAAGCACATGGGAGCCGATATAGAACTTAGTGCCTTTGGCGGTAATCAGGTCAACGCATGTTGCCATTGCCATCGTCATATCCTCGATAGAGTGTCAGGGGGTGGGGGCGCTTATTCACTGGGTGGGTAGTCGCATAATTGAAGATCAAACAGATCGCGCCATTGTAAGGCGCCGCTATTGATGGCGACCATCTGGCCACCGACCCAGCGAATGTAATTAGCCGGCTGATTGGCGCCGAAATATTCGGCCCAGGCGTCCTCGCCAACCGTCCACGCCTCCAGCAGGCTATGATGGATAGCGGCGCGGGCGGTGTGCAGGGAGGCATCATCAGCGGCGGTAATGCGGATCTCGTAACGGCGGCGATACTGGCGGCCCTGGCCGGACAGGGCCAGAAAGCCGGGGGTGTCGCTGACCATGTGCACCGAGGCGCACGGCAAATCTTCAGCGGCGCGCTCGATAGGTTCGACGCGCGCGGTATCCTCCACCGCGGCCAGGGCGGTGCATTGCAGTTGCAATCGGGCGATGATGTCAGCGGCGTAAATCATGTGGCAGCCGGCTCCAGGTGAATAGTGGCCACGCCGAAGCCGTCATTGAGGGCGGCCGTGACGCAGCGATAAGCCTGTCCGGCGATAGTGACGGTATCGCCGCGGCCCAGGCTGCCGATGGCGCTGGCCAGCCCTTGGATCAGATAGGCCCGCCGCTGGATGGCATGAATGCCGTCGCTGTCCAGGACCGGATCGGCAAAGAATTGGACATAGGCGCTAGAGCTACCGCACCAGGTGGCTTGCACCACGCCCGGCATGGCGGGATCGAAACAGGCGGCAAAAGCATCGTAGGCGAAGGTCATGATTGCACCTCCGCACGCAAAGCAGCGATGCGATCCGACCAGCCGTTTTTGAAAATCCACCAGTTGCTCAGGCCGCGCAGAAAATCAAGGCGGGCCTGGATCATGGCCAGGGCCAGGCGATCCTTATCCGGGGCGGCATGGATGGCATGGAGGGTGCGGGGACCGATAAGGCCATCCACATCCGTACCCGCCGCGGACTGCGCCCAGCGGATCGCGCTGCCCGGCCCGGCATGGACGGCGGCATCGAAGACCACGAGGCGCAACGGATGGCGCGGCAATTCTTCACAGCGGCACTTGTCCCAATAGCCTTCACGGTACACGGCGCGGACGACTTCCATTGGGATCGTCTTCATCGGGCCACGGTAGCCATGGGCGCGCGCGGTTTTCTTCGTGACCCCGTAATTGGTCTCGCCGCCCTTGTCGCCGGGATGATGGCTATAGCCGCCCTCGTGGCGCAGGACGAAGGCCAAGGCATCGTAGAACGTCATGGCGCCTCCCGCTCGGCGAGGATGTTATGCAGCTCATCAATCCGCGCGGCCAGGGCAAGATCGGTATTGATGCGCTCCATGCGATCCCGCATGCCATCGGCGGCGGTATAGCGCGGGCCCTTCTGCGCAAATGCACCGAGATTGATGACCGCCACGGCGAAGACGACGTTGATGGCCAGCAAGCCCCAGAAAGTCACGCGGTGGATGTTGATCATTTCGCCAAATGCTCCCGTAACCAAATCGCCACTTGCTGCCAGAATAACAGAGCGCCCGCCGCGGCGCCTATTG